CAGCAATTGGCCCAGGCATTCGAGGCGACCCCACACGACGCCATGCTGGCCCTGATGATGCTGGCCCATGGCACGCGGATCGGCGAGACCCGCATGGCGCGCTGGAGCGATATCTCGTTGGCCGCCGCCGAGTGGTTCATCCCCGCGGCGAACACCAAGACCCGCGCCGAGCACCGCCTGCCATTGACCGCCCAGGCCGGGGCGTTGCTGGTTCGGTACCGGGCCATTCAGCAGGGCCAGGGTTACGAGGGCGCCTACCTATTCCCGAACCGTCGCGGCCACTGCCTGAGCGAAACCCAGGCCAGCATGGTGTTCACCCGGCTGGGGAAGGGCGAGTGGACCAGCCATGACCTGCGCAAGGTGTCGCGCACCACCTGGACCGACCTCGGCATAGACGGGCACATCGGCGAGATGCTGCTGAACCACACGCTGGGCAAGATCGCCAGTACCTACATCCACACGCAGGCCATGGAGCAGCGCAAGCTGGCTCTGGAGAAGTGGCATGCGTGGCTTGATCGGATCGGTTTCACCGCCATCCACGGCCTTAAAGAGGCCTTATTTGAAATCCCGCAGAATTCGCCACAAGCCAATGGGGGCGAGGCCTCGGGCGACCTTGGCGAATTAGTGATTAGCGAGGATTCGAAATGAAGAACAGCGACAAGGCGCGCACCGACCTTCCTTCGGTCCTCAAGCAGTCGATCACCTCCCATCCTGACTATCCGGACTTCGCTGCGTGGTGCGAGAGCCAGCTGATCCACCCTTACCCGATCTATTTCCTGATCTGGCAGGCCTCTCGTGAATCGCTGCGCATCAGGAACCCTTTCGAATTGATCATGGGTGACCCTGATGGGCAGTGGGCTCACGAGGTGGCTGAGAAGTCGCTGCGCGCTCAAGGGCTGAAGGTGGTCCGCTGATGAAGAAGCACGGCCCAGCCTTCAAGAAGGCCGTGATCGAGTTGGACAAGTGCCCTTTGTGCCGTGGGAGAGCGGTCACTCAGGGTGTGTTTCACGAGCTGCCATGCGACCACTGCAACGCCTCGGGCTGGGTAGCGGCTGCAACTGGCGAGGCCTTGGCCCTGGATGAACTGGTGACCCAGCTCAGCATGAGGCTTCGGGCAGCGCTCCGGCAGATCGAGCAGTTGAAGAATCCTCAGGCGTCCGGGCCTGAGGCTACATATCAGGGAAGCAACCGGCGCGGCGCCGGCGGCACCAACTACACCGGGGATTGAGGGGGAAGGACATGATCTACAGCAGCGCATCAGGTGCAGTGGTTGCCGCTCTTGCGGCGGGCGAGAAGGGATCAGCGAAGGCCCAGGCCTGGCAGAAGCTGTACAACGCGGCAGAGGAAGAAGGTGGATGCTTGGCATCGCTGGCGGGGGCGTCGGGAGGCGTAGACCAGGCCCAGATCGACTTCTGGGTGTCTGCGCGATTGCACCACATGCTCAAGCCGCAGCACTGGGATGCATTGGTGGCGAAGTACAGCACGAACAAAGCGAAGAAGGTCCAGGCCATCGCCTTGGTGCGGCCGCGCATTGCCAGCCCGGCCTCGCAGCTGTTCATCTACAAGGCGGTCACGGCCTGGGCAATTCCGAAGCCCAAGGGGGCTCGACGTAAACCGCCACGCTCCGTATCGGTTGAGATCCCGCTGGATGCCTCGGCCTGGAGGCGTGACGCCACGGTGAATGCTGCCGTGGCAGCCGGCCAGGCTGAAAAGAAACGCATCGAGGCACTGCAGGAGGGGGTGATTATCCTGCCGGACAGTTTTTACGACATGAATACTTGGGATCTCGACGGAACGCCGGAGTCGACGCGCCGCCGCTGGAGGGCTGAAATCAACGAAAAGCTCGACGGCCTGGTGGATGACGCGTTGGCTGACGTGAAGGTGATTCTGGAGGCTGAAGGGTTACTGATGAAAGAAGCCGCGTGATTGCCTGTTGACATCAGTGAGCGACTGAGCGAAATTATCTCCATCCTGTCATTCCTGCGCGTTGCTGAGGAGTGGCACGAAAAGCCCGCCCATTGTGACGGGCTTTTTTGTGCCATCATGCTTCTTCCAGATCAAGAGGGATAAAGCATGGCAAGGTCCGTAGAGATTGATCGCTTTCAGGTGAGGACAGAGGACGGAAGGCTGCACACCGTTGTTCACTATCAGGAGTATGTTGGTCCTAGAGGCGATGAGCTCAAAGGCCTGCAGCGTTTCGAGACCCAGACTGGTAAAGGGGTGAACCGAGATGAGGCTGATGGCGACCTGTTCTATCTTCCAATTGGATTCACGGAACCCTGGGTAGCAGCAAGGCGCGTGTAATCAATGGTTACCCCTCAAGGCCTCAGCATTTGCCGGGGCTTTTGTTTATGCAGATGAATGCCATGGCTGAATGGCAGATTGCGGCGCTCGCTCCCACTAGGCCCGCTGAAATAGAACGAGAGGGAGTCAGCCGGGTACGCACCGGCCATCTGCACCAACTACAAGGCTCACCGATCTGGTGGGCCTTGTTCGTTTTCGGCTCCACCACGCCCATCGCCCCAAGCTGGGAGTGCTGTTGGGGCCGATCTACTTAGGCTCGCCATGACGGCGGGCCTTTTCCGTTCTGGAGCGTCAATGGGGCCGACCGACCCCGGCTCAGGACAGCCACCTGGCTGGGCAGATCGGGTGCCCCGCTGCCCGGCTTGAGCGTTGCGATGGTGTGATTCAGCGGCCCAGCTTTTCCATGGCAGCATCAGCCAGGAAAGATGACCGGCTCTTGACGTTGTGATCTCGCACGTACCGGTCAATTTGCTGGATCACAAAGCCCGGCAGGGTAACGTTGACCTTCTCGGTTTTCCCCAGGTACGGGGTGATGTCGATTTCCAGCATTCCCCAGCCCATATCAGCGAAGTCAGGATTACCTCGGTGCGCTGCTGCGCTGGTTGGCATTGGGATGGCCTGGCCGTTGCTTGCGATCTCTTCCAGCATGATATGAGCGACCTCGACAGCGGAGGAATATGCCTCCTCGAAGGTGTCGCCCGCAGTTACAGCGCCTGGAATATCAGGGATCTGGATGCCGGTGGCGGTGTTCTCGTCGCCCCATTCGATGCAGATTGGGTATTGCATAGTTCTCTCCTGCAGAGGTGCAAAGGGTGAAGCCGGGTTATTTCAACCCGGCTCGTTCCTTGATGCTCTTTACCGTGCCGATTGGTAGATCCTTTTTGGGGTGTGGCACTGGTATCGAGTTTGGGTTGTTGGGGTGCTTGAAGATGTGGTGGCTTCCGGTGACACGTTTCAGAACCCATCCAGCTGCTTCAAGCTCCTTGATCAACTGCCTGCTTTGCACCTCCGTCTCCTTGTGTGGTTGATGTGAAAATTATACCTCTAGGCGCATGTCTAGTAAAGAGAAAAGATGCGCCTAGGGTTATCTTTGTGCGGGTGCGTTCGCAGCGTTATGCGACAGCGAGGCGGGAGATGCTGGGGCGTAACTCCCCAGCTAAGTCTGGCCAGTGGATTGACTGATAGTCCGCCCGTGAAATTGGCAAGCCGGATAAGAACCGGCCACCTGCACCCTTTCAAAGGCTCGCCATTTCGGCGGGCCTTTTTCGTATCTGGAGCACGATATGCCCGAGCAGATTCTCGCCAAGCTGGACGCCATTCAGACCACCATCGCCAGTCTCCGCGCCGAGTTAGGCGGATTGCATGCACAGGTATCGACAAAAGCGGACGGCACCGCTGTCTCTTCGCTGACGAACACAGTTACCGCCCAAGGCAGCTCAATCACCACCCTGTCGAGCAGGATCGCTTCGTCATGTGATTGCAGCAAGGCTGCCGCCACGGCAGAGAGTGCTCTCGATACGACTCGTATCCAAACTCACAGTGCCTTCATCATTGTCGGTGGCCGGGTGTACATCAACGAAGCTGCCCTCGAGTCAGCATTCATTCGGACTGAAGTGTCTGCGCGGGCGAAGGCTGATGCCGCGATAGCCAGCGCTGAGCGCTTCAGCATCGACGATGGCGTGGCCAACACCATCCGCCAAGTAATCCGCGACGAGCTGAAGCCCGGCGGAATGCTGCATCGCGGCTGAGGGAGACAGGCGAAGTGACCACCTACCGCGAATATCGACGCCGCAACAAGTACCGTTTGTGCATGAACGACGAAATCCATGATCAGCTGGGCCGGGCAACTCCATTTGAGGGCGCCAAAATCCGAGCCTCCCGCAAGAAGTACTTGCTCAAGTTGTTCAAGTACAAGCGGCGAGCCAAGGGCATTAAGAATTCACCAGTGAATCGGAGCAACTGATGGACCCGACCGACCTCGGCCCAGGCACAGCCACCTGGCTGGGCGGAACGGGCACTGTATTGCTGGGCGGCTTTTTGTGGCTGCGTAAGTTCCTCTCGAAGGATGCCGCTGACCGTGCCATGGACAATGCCGACATAGGCACCGTCCGCCGGCTGAACGAACTGCTCGACTCCGAGCGCGATGCTCGTAAGCAGGCCGAAGCCCGTGCCGATCAGTTCGCTAAGGAGCGAAACGACCTCATGGCCACCGTTGGCCGCCTTGAGGGCAAGATCGAAGCCCTGACGGGGCAGGTCGGCCAGCTCTCCAAGCAGGTCACCGCCCAGAGCGAGGAGATCGCCCGCCTGCGCGGAAAGCTGGGAGGTAATTCCTGATGGACAGATGTGCACTTGAGTTCATCGCTCGTCGCTGGTGGCGCCGGGCTGAGATATGGGTCATAGCCTTGGTGTTGATCGCCGGCGGCGCGGTGCTGGGGTGGCAGTCGGCCTATTGGGCTATGTCCACCACCCAGGCCAACCAGGTGAAGCAGATCCGCGAAGCCTACGACGCCGCCATGACCGAGCGAGACAAGCGCCTAGATGAGCTGACCAGTAAGGCCGAGAGTGCCGCGACCAAGGCCTCGAAGGCCGCAACCACTGCAACCCAGGCAGCAGACAAGGCTGATGAAGCACTCAACCGTGTACAGAGCGAGGAGCGACCGTGAGCAAATCCAGCGCTGAGTATTACCAGATCAAGGGCATGGTCAGTGATCTGTCTGCCGAAGAGCAGGCCGAAGTGAAACGAGTTGAAGATCTCGTTACCGAGTTGGGTAAGTCCTCCCAAGCCGCCGGGCTTGGAGTGATCCTGGCGACGATCAAGCTGTCTCTCGATGACTGATGCCCAAGAGCCCCTACACACCGTGCAAGCTGTACGTGGACGGAGCCGATGGGATCGCCGTCGGCGACTTCATCACCACCGCCGCCGGCTCTGCCTATCTGGTGCAGACGCTTCGGGTCAGCAGCACGAGGCCTGAGCGCAAGCATATGGACTGCCTGCGTTGGCCGATCGCTGAGGTACCGCCTGATGCGCGGTGCTACCAGCTGACTTGGTACAAGAGATGAGGAGCACTGGCCTTGGCGAAGGTGCATGCAACGATCGTCTGCCGCCAGACCTGGTGGCTGAAGTACTACCTTGCCGGCGTCCTC